TCAGGATATTTCTAGCGTTGCTAGGTTTCTTGAATTGGTTGGTGGAGCCTTTGGCCCAGAGATGTTGCAGCTTCTAATTGACGGTGAACAAACAGCAATTCACCTTGCGAAAAAATTTGGTGTGCCAGAGAGCTTGATTCGTGATGAAGAACAGCGTAGACAAATAGCTGCATTAGCGCAGCAAATGGCGCAACAACAGCAAGGACAGATGGTTGCCGAACAAGGTTAATATTGGATTAGATGGAATCCAGAGAAGTTCTGACAAGGATGTTCAAGTAAGTCAGAACATTGCTGAGATATTTAATACTCCTACAGGCAAGGAAGTTCTTCGTTATTTGCGCTCCATTACTATAGAAATGGTTAATGGCCCTAATGTGACTACGGAAGAGTTGCGACATATCGAGGGTCAGCGCTATATTGTTGGCTTGATTGAGCAGCGTATTGCACATTCTCATAGGAGTAAGAACAAATGAGCGAGAGCTTGATGGAAAGCAATGAAGCGCCAGCAACAGAAGAGCAGCGTGACTTTGTTGTAGCGGAAGATAGTCAGCCAGAACGTCCTGATTGGCTGCCTGAAAAGTACAGCAGCGGTGAAGACTTAGCCAAAGCTTACAAAGAACTTGAATCAAAGCTAGGTAACAAAGAAGAAGATATACGCAATAAGCTTCTTGAAGAAATACAGACTGAAGCATTTGGGGATCGGCCTGATTCTGCTGGCGATTATCAGCTTCCTGATATTGTTGATGATGATCTTGCTGTAGATAATGAGCTATTACAGTGGTGGTCAGAGCATTCATTTGAAAATGGCTATGGACAAGAAGAGTTTCAGAAGGGCATTGAGATGTATGCCCAAGCCGTTAATGGAGGCCAACCTGACCTTGAGGCTGAAGCTTCAAAACTTGGCGACAATGCAAATGACCGCATTCAAGCAGCGTCTATGTTTGCAAACAAGTTTTTTCCTGAGCAATCTTTGCCAGCTATTGAACGCATGTGCGAAAGCCATGAAGGAATCCTTGCTCTCGAGGCAATCATGGAGGCAACTAAGGATGGTTCGTTTTCTGATGGCACTCAACCAACGGGTCAAACAACTCAAGCCGAGTTAGATCAAATGATGCAAGATCCTAGGTACTGGGATAAGAATGACACCGCTTACGTTAAGCAAGTAGAAGAAGGCTTTAAGCGTCTTTATGGAGGTTAAGATTCTCAAGAGGGGTAAGTTTTACTTAACCCCTTTTACGCTTAATCACATTGACGAGGTTGCTGCCAATCTAAGTCATGAGAATATAAGAGAGCTTAAAATCCTTGGGCATCTGGATATTAAGCAAGCTATTACAGAAATGTACGAATGCTCTGAGTGTTACTTAGTTCGCAAAGAGGGCGAGGTATTTACTGCGGTTGGTGGCCTTTGGTACAATGAAGACCAAGATTATCCGCAAATGTTTTTTATGTTCTCTCATAAAATTAAAGAAAACTTCACATCTATAGCTCGTGGCTCACAAATGTTAGTTAATTATTTAGAGCAGACGCAGCCTCAAATGACTATGACTATACTCGCTGATTATGAGCTTATGGTAGATTGGGCAGTGTGGTTGGGCTTTGAACCAGTAGGTGTAAGTATATCGCCTCCACACAAGTACGTTGATTTTGTGCGTTGCAATCCAAATAAAAAAAGTGTTTACGATGGGGAATTACGGCCCATAACGCACTGAAAGGCCCGAGAGGATACCCTTGTTGAAGTGAAAGAGTGGATACCCGTTGGCAACTGTAACTTCAAGATAGGACTGTAAAATGGCTAATACAATTGACCAAGCCTTTATCAAACAGTTTGAATCAGAAGTTCACATGGCATATCAGCGTATGGGTTCTAAACTCCGCAATACAGTACGCTCAACCAATGTGACTGGTTCAACTGCACGTTTCCAAGTAATTGGAAAAGGTACTGCATCAACAAAATCTCGCAATGGCGATGTTTCCACAATGGAACTAGCGCACACCAATGTCGAAGCGACTATGGCTGACTACTATGCAGCTGAGTATATCGACAAGCTGGATGAATTAAAGATCAACATCAATGAGCGTCAAGCTGTAGCGCAATCTGCTGCTGCTGCCTTAGGTCGTCAAACTGATGCTTTGATTGTAACAGCTATGGATGCTGGTGCTAATTCAACTCAAATCCACAATACATCTTCAGCGATTGAAAAAGCAGATCTTCTGACTTTGTTTCAAACATTTGGTGCAGAAGATGTTCCGGAAGATGGACAGCGCTACTTAGCTATGTCTCCTGCTGGATTTGCTGACTTGTTTAACATCAATGAGTTTGCTTCATCAGACTATGTTGGCCCACAGCAGCTTCCTTTTGCTGGCGGTATGACAATGAAAGAGTTCTTGGGATTCAAAATCTTCTCAACTTCAGCGGTAGCTGGCGGGAAGAACTTTGCTTACCACGCTCGTGCTGTAGGTATTGGCATTAACTCTGACGTTCAAACCGAGGTCAACTATGTACCGCAAAAAGTAGCACACCTTGCGACATCAATGATGTCTATGGGTTCTGTGGTTATTGATGATGACGGTGTGTTTGAAGTTTTAGATAACAACTAAGGAGTTACTTAATGGCTTATAGCGCACAAAGTCTTAGTCGTGTAGCTGGCGCATCTGGGTTTTCATTGTGGCACTACAGCACAGCGGATACCATTGCTACAGTAAACACTGCTGGATACTTCAATGATGCCGCTGGTATGATTGCCTTAAATGATTACATGATTGTTGTAACATCTACGGGCGGTACACCAGTTGTTTCACATGCTTATTGCAATGCTAACAATGGCTCTGTTGTAGACATTGTAAATGGTGTTGCGATTACAGCGACTGACTCTGATTAATAAAGGGAGGGGGCTTCGGCCCCCGACTTACCATGCCAGCAAACACAGCAATCAAAGTATGTTCTCGCGCGTCTATTCTTATGGGCGGCTCAGCTATTCAATCTTTTACAGAGGGAACGGTGGAGTCAGATGTAGTAGATGCAATATATGAAGACATTGCTCGCGCTGCGCTAACTAATTCAAGGTGGCGTTTTGCTACCAATCAACAGCAAATTAGTAGACTTGTGGCAGCACCAACTGGTAGGTTTGATGCTGCTTATCAGCTTCCGTCTGATCTTATTATGCTAAGTGCTGTAACAATAAACGATGAACCTATTCTCTATGATACTTATGGAGATAAGGTTTATTGCGATGCTAACGAAACTGAGGTTCTTGTAGCTGATTATATCTTTAGAGCAGATGAGGCTTACTGGCCTCCTTACTTTACAATGGCTGTAGAGTTTCAAGTAGCTGCTGTACTTTCTATCTCTGTTGCGCGTGATGCTCAGCTAGCTTCTTTAATGGAGCAAAAGGGCGAGCAGTTCTTAATGAGAGCGCGTAGGCTTGATTCACAGCAGCAAACAACTAAAAAGCTAAACACTTCGAGGTTTATAAGTCAAAGGCGTAGCTAATGCAGAAGGTTAGAGTACCACAGAATAGCTTTCAGTTTGGCGAAATAAGCGATTCCTTAATAATGAGAACTGATTCTCCTGTGTATGTTTCTTCTGCACAGCGCGTAGAGAATATGGTTGTTACCTCTGAAGGCGCACTTAAAAAACGCCATGGCTTAAAGCATCATTATAATTACAGCATAACTTATGACGCTTCTTATAAAGAGCAGTCTCATCTATTTAAGTTTGAGTTTGATGATAACGAAGCTTATGTAATTTCTGTTGAACACCAAAAGGTTCGCTGCTTCTTTTTAGATAATGCTGGAACTTATACCACTGCTGGCGACTTGCACTTGGTACAAACTATTACTCAAGATACTAGCAGTAATGCTTTGCCATTCGATAAGGTTTATTTGCAAGAATATACTTTTGCTCAGTACGGCGATGTAATGTTTATTTGCCATCCCTTGTTTGCCCCACGAATTCTAACAAGAACTGCATTAGATGCATTTGAAATTAGCGTTTATAGCTTTGATAAAAGAGCAGATAACAAGGTTACCTATCAACCTTATTCTAAGTTTCAAGCAAGTGGAGTAACCTTAGATCCCTCTGCAACAACAGGATCAGGCGTTACTTTTACTACAAGTTCTGCATACTGGGTAGCAGGGCATGTAGGAACTACGATTAGATATGGCGGCTCTGAGGTTGAAATAACTGGTTACACTTCTTCTACTGTTGTAACTGGCACTGTTGTTGATGAATTAAAGATTAGACTTTCTGTTTTAAATCCTCTTAGAACAATCGATGGAACAGCAATTATAGAAGTAACTCATTTAAATCATGGGTTTTCTGGCAGTGAAAGTATTACAGTTGAGGAGGCTTCTGCTGTTGGCGGCATTAATGCCAGCCAAATAAATGGAGCTAGAACCGTAGCCGGTATTATCGATGAGAATACATATACAATAACTGCTGGCTCTAATTCTAATGACTCAGAAGATGGGGGCGGCAATGTTAAGATCGTTACTCACGCGCCCACTGAGGATTGGGATGAGCAGTCTTGGTCTTCTGTAAGGGGTTATCCTGCTGCGGTTACCTTTCATGAAAATAGACTTTGTTTTGGTGGCAGCATAGCAGAGCCAGATAATATTTGGATGAGCAAGGTTGGCAACTTTTTTAACTTTGATGTAGGTGATGCTGCTGACTCTGACTCCATTCAGCTTGTTGCGGCTACTGGTGATGTAAACCAAATTAGATATATGGTCTCTAACCGTGACTTGCAGATTTTTACTGCGACCGGTGAATTGTATATACCGACTTACTTAAACCAAGCCATTACGCCTACGAATGCTCAGATCAGAAAGCAAACACCATATGGGTGTGAGTTTGTTCAACCAACTTCTATTGATGGTGCAACTATTTTTACTGAAATGGGTGGCAATACTGTCAGGGAATATCTCTACACAGATACAGAGGAGGCATATACTGCAACCTCAATATCTACTATTGCTTCTCATCTAATAGATACGCCAAAGTATTTAGCGGTAGTTCATAGCGGCTTTGATCTTCCAGATTCATATGCAGCTTTTACTTTGACAAATGGTGAGATAACTTTGTTTAGCTCCAACAGGGCTGAAAAGAAAGCATCTTGGACTAGAGTTACAACAGATGGAACATTTTCATCTGTATGCGCTATACACAATCGTTTGTTTGCTAATGTTTAT